ATGAGCGAGGAGAGGCCGACCCGGGGGCATGCGGCCGGAACGGGCGGGGAAGAACCGACCCGAGAGCGCGCGGGCGTGGACGGGGGGAGGTTGACCCGGAAGCGCGCGGCTGTCTCGGTCGGGAAGAGGCCGTCGCCAAAGCGCGCGGCCGGGGCGGACGGGAAGAAGCCGACGAGGGAGCGCGCGGCCGCCAAAGATGATGAGAATCCGCTCCGGGAGGTCGTGGCGGGCGCGGGCGAGGTGCTCGAGTACCTGACGTGCGTGCTGCGCGGGGAGGCGGACGGCGAGCTGAAGAATCCGACCGCGCGGATGAAGGCCGCGGAGCTGCTCGGGAAGCGGATGGGGCTGTTCGAGGAGGGCGCGGAGGCGGCGGCGGAGCCGGTGGTCATCGTCGACGACATACGGCCCCCCGAGGAGGGGGCGGAAGCGGCATCCATCGCGGGCGGCGCGCGCGGACCCGAGGAGAAGGCGGCGCGGGAGGCGGGGGACGTTGTCCATGGCATTTGCCCGCCCCCGGGGGACTGACGTGCGGCTGTCCGGGCTGATCGCCGGGCCGTACGCGCGGGTGCACCGCGACGTCCGGGCCATGCGGCACGCGGAGTATTGGTTTCTGGGCGGGCGCGGCTCGGGGAAGTCGAGCTTCGTGGCGCTCGAGATCGCGCTCGGGCTTTTGAGCGACCCGGAGGCGAACGCGATCGCGTACCGGAAGGTCGGCGCGACGCTTCGGGAATCGGTGTTCGAGCAGATGCTCTGGGCGATCGCGGCGCTGGGGGTGTCCGACCGGTTCGCGCGCAGGATGCAGCCGCTCGAGCTCGAGTACCGGCCGACCGGGCAGCGCATGCTGTTTCGCGGCGCGGACAGCCCCGAGAAATCGAAGTCGATCGCGCTTGCGAAGGGGCGGTTCAAGTACCTGTGGTTCGAGGAGCTCGGCGAGTTCTCCGGCATGGAGGACGTGCGCACGATCAAGGCGTCGGTGCTGCGCGGCGGGAAGTCGCTGGTGTTTGCGAGCTGCAACCCGCCGGTGAGCCCGTCGGACTGGGTGAACCTCGAGGCGCTGCGATGCGTCCCCGGGAGGTTCTTGCACCGCTCGACGTATCTCGACCTCCCCGGGGAGTGGCTCGGGGAGGCGTTTTTGCGCGAGGCGGAGCTGCTTCGGGCCGAGGACATGCGCGCGTACCGGCACATGTATTTGGGCGAGGCGGTCGGGTACGGCGCGCAGGTGTTCGAGAACCTGTCGATCCGGCCGATCCCGGACGCGGAGATCGAGGGGCTCGAGCACTGCCTGTGCGGGCTCGACTTCGGGTTTGCGAACGACCCCGACGCGTTCGTTAGGCTGTCGTATTCGCCCGCGCGGAGGAAATTGACGTTCGCGGGCGAGTTCGTGCGCGCGAGGATGCCGGTCGAGGCGCTGGCCGAGGAGCTGCGCTCGCGCGTCGAGCCCGGCGAGAGGGTCGTCTGCGACAGCGCCGAGCCGCGCGCGATGGCCGCGTTGCGGGCGCTCGGAGTTCCGTGCGAGGCCGCGAAGAAGGGGCCGGGGAGCGTGCACCGCGGCATGCGGTTTCTGCAGGGGCTGGCGGAAATTGCGATCGACCCGGTCCGCTGCCCGGTCGCGGCGCGCGAGTTCTCCCGGTGCGCGTACGCCCGCGACCGCGAGGGCAGGATCACCGGCGCGTACGAGGACGGGGACAACCACGTGATCGACGCGGCGCGCTACGCCGTGGAGCGGTTCGTCGGCGGCCGCGAGGCGCGGACATTTTCGCGGGAGGGCATCGGCATCTGATGCCAAGAGAGGAGAAGACGATGATTGTCAGACCATTGGAGGCGGTCGGCGGCGGCGCGCCCTCGGCGGAGGCGGTGCGCGCGGCGATCGCGGAGCACTTTGAGGGGCTGGGGCGGCTTGCCCGCCTGCGGGCCTACTACGACGGCAAGCACGCGATCTGCGACAGGCGGCGCGCGAGCGGGCTTCCGAACGCGCGGCTCGTGAACGGCTTTCCGCGGCTGATCGTGGCGATGGCCGCGGGCTACCTGATCGGGAGCCCGGTCGGCTACGCGGCGGACGGGCGGGACGGCGCGGCGCTCGAGGGCGTGCTGCAGGACTACCGCGCGGCGCTCGTCGACAGCGTCGACGCGGAGCTGGCGCGCGACGCGGGCATCTACGGAAAGGGCGTCGAGCTCGTCTACGCGGATTCGGACGCCCGCGCGCGCACGGCGGCGCTCGACCCCCGGAACGCGTTCGTCGTCTACGACGACACGGTCGCGGCGCGTCCGCTGTTCGGCGTGCACGTGACCGGGAGGACCGACGCGCTCGGGAAGCCGGACGGCGCGCGAATCGACGTGTATTCGGAGGGGCGGATCGAGCGGTATCTGGCGAAGGACGCTTTGAAGCTCTCGGAGGCCGACCGCGTACTGTCGCGCGAGCACTTCTTCGGCGGCGTGCCGATGATCGAGTACTGGAACGGCGCGGACGAGCGCGGCGACTTCGAGGGCGTCTTGACCTTGATCGACGCGTACGACCAGCTCGAGAGCGACCGCGTGAACGACAAGCAGCAGTTTGTCGACGCGCTGCTTCTGCTGTACGGCTGCACGCTCGAGACCGATCAGGCCGGGCGCACGCCGGGGCAGCAGCTGCGCGAGGACAAGGCGCTGGTGCTGCCCGACAGCGACGCGCGCGCGGAGTGGCTGTGCAAGCAGCTCAACGAGGCGGACACCGAGGTGCTCAGGCGCGCGCTTGCCGAGGACATCCACAAGATGAGCATGATCCCGGACCTGACCGACGAGCGGTTCGCCGGGAACTCGAGCGGCGTCGCGATGAAGTACAAGCTGTTGAGCCTCGAGCAGATCACGAAGCTCAAGGAGCGGTGGTTCCGCGAGGCGCTGACCGAGCGGCTGCGCCGGTTCGCGGCGTTCCGCGCGGCCAGGGGCGCTCTGACGCTCGACGCGGATGCGGTTCGCATACGGTTTACGCGCGCGCTGCCGGTCAACGAGCTCGAGGAGGCCAGGACCGTGAACCTGCTGCGCGGGCTCGTCGACGACGAGGAGCTCAGGCGGCGCGTGGGAGGGAGGTGAAACGATGGACGAGGGAACGGAGAGGACGGAGGTCTCGCCGGAGGAGCGGATCTCGGCGCGCGAGCGCGCGGTCGCGCTTCGGGAGATGAAGCTGCAGGCCCGGGACGCGCTCAACGAGCGGTCGCTCCCGGAGGCGCTGTCCGGCGCGCTCAGCTACGAGAGCCCGGAGGCGCTTGAAAAGAGCATCGACGCGGCGGAAGCGGCGTTCCGACAGGCGGTCGAGCGCGGCGTGCTGGACAGGATGCGCGGCGAGGCGCCCGCGAGGGCACAGCCGCAGCGGGACGTGGCCGACATGACGGACGACGACTATTACAAGGTGTTCTACCGCGCGGGCGGCAGATAGAAAGAAGGAGGAAGAACCATGGCAAACACATTCGTGACCCTGAAGGAAATCGCGCGGCAGGCGCTTCCGAAGCTGATCGACAACCTGGTGTTCCCGACGCTTATGCACCGGGACTTTTCCGAGGACTTCCACGGCTACGGCGACGCGATCCGCGTGCGCAAGCCGGTGGCGCTCGAGGCGGCCGACTTTGACGAGGCGTCGGGCGTGACGTATCAGGACATGGTCGAGGACACCGTCGAGGTCACGCTCGACCACATCGCGACCGTCGACGCGCGCGCGACCGCGATCGAGACCGCGACGTCGATCGACGATCTGAACCGCGTGTTCGTCGACCCGGCGGCCGCGGCGCTCGCCGAGAAGATCAACCGCGACGGGCTTTCGCTCTACAAGGACGTGTTCACCGCGATCGGCACCGCCGGCACGACGCCGGGCGCGCTTTCCGACATCGCCGCCGCGCGCAGGCAGCTGAACCTGAACCGCGCGCCGAACTACGGCCGCGCCGCCGTATGGGATGCGGAGGCGGACGCGAAGTTCACGGCGCTGGACGCGCTGATCAACGCGGAGAAGTCCGGGAGCACTTTGGCGCTGCGCGAGGGCGCGATCGGCCGCGTGTACGGCATCGACAACTACATGTCGCAGAGCGTGCACCAGCATAAGACCGGCATCACCGCCGCGGCGGGCGTGAAGGTGAGCTCGGCCGTGTCCGCGGGCGCGACGCAGCTCTCGCTCTCCGGCACGCAGCTCGCCGGCAAGCTCGTCAGGGGCGACCTGATCCGGATCGGCGGGAAGCACTACGCGGTGACCGCGGACAGCGCGGCCGCTTCCGGAAACGCGATCGCGAACGTCAAGGTTGCGCCGGCTCTGCCGGACATTTTGGCGAACGCGGAGGTCGTGCTCGTGGGCAACCACACGGCGAACCTCGCGTTCCACCCGATGGCGTTCGCATACGTGACGCGGCCGCTCGCAAACCCGGACGGGCAGGGCGTGATGAGCTATGTGACCAGCTTCAACGGCATATCGCTGCGCGTGACGCGCGGCTACGACCAGCAGTACAAGCGGTCCACGTACTCGATGGACGTGCTGTACGGGTTCAAGGCCGTGTATCCCGAGCTCGCGGTGCGCGTGCTGGGCTAGGAGGCAAATATGCTCGAGAAGCTGAAGCGGCGGATTCCGGACGCCGGGGACGATCTGCTTTTGAACGACCTGATCGGGGACGCGGAGAAGTTCATACTCGCCTACACCGGCCGCGACCGCGTGCCCGCGGCGCTCGAGGGCGCGCAGATCGCCATCGCCGCCGTGATGTTCAACCGCATGGGCATGGAGGGCGAGCTCCGGCACGGCGAGGGCGGCGCGGAGCGCACGGCGGAGCTGCTTCCGGAGGACATCCGGCGGCAGCTGAACCCGTTCCGGCTCGCGAAGGCGGTGGGCGGATGAGGCTTCTGGAGAGGACGCTCGTGCGCGTCGGGATCGTGCCCAGAAGGACGGTTCGGGATTCGCTCGGCGCGGTGCGGGAGGCGTTTGACCTGTCGGACGCCATCCCCGCGCGCGGGTCGCTCGCGCCGGTCGCGAACACGCTCTCCTACGCGGCGAACTCGCTCGGCGCGGAGCCGTACGGCATGCGCGCGGAGCGCGCGCGGAAGCTCTTGCTTCCGAAGTGCGCGCCGATCGTCGAGGGCGACGGCGTGCTGTTTCCGGGGGACCGGGAGGTCCGGTGGGTGTGCGCGGCGATCGACCGGTGGTCGCGGCACATCGAGGCGAGGCTTGTGAGGAGGGTCTGATATGGCGCAATCCATCGGCGCGATGTGCGCGCGGCTTTACGCGATGGAACAGAGATGGCGCGGCGGTATGGAGCGCGCCGTATCGGACGCGGCCGGGGTCGCCTACGAGGTCGCCCGCGAGCTCGTCCCCGTGGACACGGGGCGGCTCCGGGCGTCGATCGGGGCCGAGGCCGCGGGGCTCGGGGCGACGGTCCGCGCGACCGCCGCCTACGCGCTCTTTGTGGAGATCGGGAGCGGAAGGGGCCCCGCGCAGCCGTACCTCGGCCCGGCGTTTCGGAGGGCGGCGGCGGAGCTGTCGGCCGCTTCGAGGGAGGTGATCGGATGACGGAGGCAATCGGGGCGCTGATCGCGGGCGCGGTCGGGGGAATGGCGGAGGTGTTCTTCGCGTATCCCGCGGACTGGGCGAAGGTGCCGTGCGTCGCGTACCGCGAGGCGGGCAACCGCACGCACGCGCGCGCGGACGGCAAAGAGGCGCTGAAAGAAGTGGAGTACGCGATCGACGTGTGGAGCCTGAGCGCCGAGGAGATGCGCTCAATCGCGGACGCGGTCGATGAGGCGCTCGCCGGCGCGGGGTTTCGGCGGGCGCAGGCGATGGACCTGTTTGAGGAAAAGACTCGCTACTTCCGCCGCGCGGCGCGCTATCGCGCGCTGTCGGACGGGGACAGGCTGTATCAATAGGAGGGAATGGACATGGCAACGAACGCGATGGGGACGGTGTTTTCGTTTACGCCGTCGGGCGGCGTCAAGAAGAGGGTCGGAAGGCTCTCGTCGGTCGGCGAGATCGCGCCGACGAGCGAGGAGATCGAGGTCACGACGCTCGACTCCGAGGGCGGCTTCCGCGAGTACATGCAGGGGCTGCGCTCGGCGGGCGAGCTGGCGCTCGAGGGCTTTTTCGACGCGGAGGACCAGGGGCAGGCGGCGCTTCGCGCGGCGTATCTGTCGGGCGAGGCGGGCGAGGCGGAGGTCGCGTTTCCGGACGGCAGCGCGGCGACGTTTTCGGCGTTTGTCAAGGGGTACAAGATCGGCGCGGCCGAGGTCGACGGCGCGCTCGGGTTTTCGGCGGAGCTGCGCATCACCGGCGCGGTGGCCGTCTCGTAGGGGGTGGATGGGATGGACGTGCGCGTGGAGATCGCGGGCCGGGCGCTCATATTGCGCTACACGGTCAACAGCATGTGCGTCGTCGAGGAGATGGCGGGCGGGTCGCTCCTGGACGCGCTGAACTCCGATTTCACCGCGGCGAGGCTCCTCTTCTGGGGCGCGCTGATGGACAAACAGGCGGGGATCACGCTCCGGGAGGCCGGGGAGTTGATCGACGAGCACCTGAGGGGCGGCGGATCGCTCAGCGGGATCGTCGATCTGTGCGCGGAGGCGCTCGGCCGCGCGGGATTTCTGAGCGAGCATGCGTAGCGGGGATTCGCGGCGGGCGTTCGGGGAGCTGTTTCGGCGGCTCGCGGCGATGGGGGTGCCCGGGGCGGGCGGTTTTTTCGACCGGACGCCGCGCGAGATCGAGTGGGAGATACTCGCGTTCGCGCGCGGGAAAACGGAGCGGGCCGAGGAACTCTCGGCGCTCGCGTGGCTCGCGGGCGGGTACGTCGCGCTGGGCGTCAACGCGCCGAGGCGCTACCCCGCGCGGCCGCCCGCCCCGCGCGAACGATCGAGGACGATGGCGGCCGGCGAGATGAAGCGCGTGTTTCAGTCGCTGGCCGGGAGGAGGGATTGCGATGACGCTGGAGGCGCTTGAAATCCGCTTTCAGGTAAGCATGGGCGCGGCGATTGCGTCGCTCAGGGCGCTCGCGGGAGAGCTTCGGCGCGTGGATTCCGCAGCGTCCGGGATGTACGCCTCGGGGCTGAAGCTGTCGGGGGGATTGGCGGCGGGCATCCGCGCGGGCAGGGGCGCCGTGGTCCGCGCGGCGGACGAGGTGGCCGAGGCCGCGGTCGCGAGGATACGCAAGGCGCTCGACATACGCTCGCCGTCGCGCGTCGCGCGCGGGCTCGGCGAGCGGTTCTCCGAGGGGTTCGCGCTGGGCGTCCTGGACGCGTCGGCGCGCGCGGCGATGGGTTCGGGCGCGCTCGCGCTCTCCGCCGCGGACGCCCTCCGAGCGGCGCCGATCCCGGACGGGCGCGGGGACGGGCTCTCGGAGGCCGTCGAGCGCGCGCTTTCGGGGATGACGGTCGTGTCGCCGATACACGTAGACGGCGTGAAGCTCGGCGAGGCCGCGATCCGCGGCATCAACGCCGTGAAGCGCGCGACCGGGCGGCAGATGCTCGACATTTGAGGGGGCGAGGGCTATGTGGAAGATCAACAACGTGGAGATCCCGGCGCCGAGCGGCATGCGCGTCGAGATGGCCGAAAACACGTCCGCCGAGGAGCGCAACGCGCTTGGCGAGGCGGTTCTCGACGTATTCGGGACGAAGCGCACGCTGACGCTTTCGTGGGCGCACCTGCCGGAGGACGCGCTCGCGGCGCTGCTCGGCGCGGGGGACGGGTTTTTCCCGGTCAAGTACCCCGACCCGGACGGGACGCTGCGCGAGATCGTCTGCCGGTTCGGGAAGCGGCGCGCGGGGCTCAAGCTGATGCGCGGCGGCAGGCCCGTATGGACGGACGTGGAAATGGAGCTGATGGAGAGATGACGGACTATCGCGAGGCGCTTAACGCACCGGCGCGGAGGCTCATGGTGCGGGGGGCGCTGACGCTCCCGACCGGGCGGGCGGTTCCGCTTTCCGGCGCGGACGTGCTCGAGCTCACGATCGACGAGGGCGTCGACGACGGGATGCTCTTGGGAGCGGTGCTGTCGGCGCGGCACCTGATGAAGCTCAAGAGCGAGGGCGGGGCGTGGCTGCCGGGCGGCGAAAAGCTGCAGTCCGACGAGCTCAACGGCGCGACCGTGCAATTGGAGCTCGGCGCGGAGGGGGAATTCCGCCCGCTGTGCGCGTTTGTCGTCGCGGAGGCGGAGGGGGAGGCGCGCTCGGCGAGCGTGACGGTTTCCGGCTACGATTCGATGGCCGAGGAGACCGCCGGGGCGTTCGCCGACAATCTCGCGTACCCGGCGACGCTTTTGCAGATCGTGCGCCACATCGTCGGAAAGACGCGCTATCCCTTGCCCTCGAGCGTGCCGAACGGGGGCGCGGTCGTCTCGAAGCGGCCCGGTTGGGGGACGCTGAGCGTTCGGCAAGCACTGGGGTACGCGCTCGCGCTCGCGGGCGCGTTTGCGAGGGTCAACCGGGCGGGGGCGATGGAGATATTGCCGGTGTACCGGCCGGGCGCGCCGGTCAGCGAGATCGGGGCCGCCGCGGTGCTCAAGCGCGTGCACGCGTTTTCGGACTTCGGGCCGCTGAACGCGCTCCGGGGGACGAGCGCGCGGGGCGAGGACGGCGAGGGCGAGATCGCGGAAATCGAGGCCGTCGCGGACCCGTCGAAGCCGGTCGCGTCGTGGAACGCGCTGGACCTCGGCGCGAATCCGCTGCTCGTGGCCGGGACCGCCGGCGCGGAAAATTTGCTCCGGGGCGCGCTGAACGCGATGGCGGGTATGGAGCTTTGCCGCGCGTCGTTCCGGTTCCGCGGCGACCCGACGCTCCTGATCGGGGACGGCGTTCTGATCGACGGCGCGCGGTCGGTGCTGACGCGGCAGAAATTGACGCTTTCCCGCGGGTTTTCCGCGGAATGCGAGCTCGGCGCGCCGGACACCGGGCAGAACGCGCTGCGCGCGATCACGCCCGAGGGCGCTCTGAACGCGGCGCGGCTGACGGGCACGGTCGACGGCGGGCTGCTCGCGGCCGAGTCCGTGACCGCCGGGGCGATTCGCGCGGGCAGCGTGACCGCCGGGAAGCTCGCGGCGGGGTCGGTGACGGCGGAAAAGCTCGCCGCGGGGTCGGTGACCGCCGGGAAGCTCGACGCGGCGACGGTGGACGCGAGGGTCGCGACGATCGCGCGGGCGGAGATCGCGGCCGCGGAGATCGACGGCGCGCGGATCGCGGACGCGTCGATACTGACCGCGAAGATACAGGACGCCGCGATCACCGGCGCGAAGATCGGCACGGCGGCGGTCGGGACGGCCAAAATTGCGCTCGGGGCGATCACGGCGGCGCTGATTGCGAACGGCGCGATCGGCACCGCGCAGATTGCGGACGCGTCGATCACCTCCGCGAAGGTCGTCGACCTGAACGCGGACGCGATCACCGCCGGCACGCTGTCGGTCGAGCGGCTGCTGCTCCGGGGCGCGGACGGGCTGTTCCTGGCGATCAACGCGACGGACGAGGGGCTGACCGCGCAGCAGCTATCCGAGGAAGAGTACGAAAACCGCATCTCCGGCACGGTGCTCGTCGCAAAATCGGTGACGGCGGCGAAGATCGCGGCGGAGACGATCACCGGAAACGAGATCGCGGCGAACGCGATCACCTCGGACAAGCTCGACGTCCAGGAGCTGTTCGCGGCCGAGGCGGTCATCGACCATTTGAACACCTACGACGTCCGCAACGACGACCGGATCGCGCTGACGGTCGGGGGCGTGCGAAAGACCTATCTGCGCGTGGTCGAGGGCGGCGTCGAGATCGGCATCGACGGCGGCGACTACAAGGCGTTCATCGCCGGCGACCGCTACGACATCCGGCAGGGCAGCCGGCCGATCGCGTCGTTCGCGTACAACCGGATGTGGGCGCAGGCAGCCGAGATCAGCGATTACCTGCGGCTCGGGGACATGCCGATCTGGCTGTCCCCGGAGGGCAATCTGTGCATCGATTGAGCAGTAAGGAGGCGTTTTTTTGACCATCAGCAATGTCTCGATTTCTCCGGCAATCGCCGCGGCCGGCGACGTGATTCACGTATCGTGCAAGGTCACGATGGGGAGCGGGTTCTACGAGAACGCGCGGGAGATCAACTTCTATCTGGGAAACGGCGAGGGTTCGCACTGGTTCCACTCGACGGATTGGACGGAACAGGGGTTCTATCTGGCAGCCGGGAAGTCCCGCACGTTTACGATCGTGCAGAACATGGGGAGCGAACCCTTGTTCGCGCGCGGGGATCGGCTCGTGCTGAGCGTCGTTGCGATTACGGGGAGCGAATCGGACACCGGCACGCGGGAAGCCACTTATGAAGGCGCGGGCATGACGTGGCTGGAGGCGTGGCGCGAGCCGTCGATCGCCTCGCTTTCGGCGAGGCGGTTTTTGAACGGCGCGCCGTCGCCGATCGGGACGCAGGCCGCCGTGAGCCTGCAGGCGGCGCTGAAGCCGGGCGCCGCGAGCGGCGGCATGGCCTGCACGCTGTCTTGGCGGAAGGTCGGCGACGCCGAGTACTCGCAGCCGGTGTCCGTGCCCGTCGCGGGCGCCCTCTCGGGGATCGCGGACGACACGGCGCTCCTGTCCGCGCTCCAGATGGAGCTCGGGAGCGAGTACGACGTGCTCGCCTATTTCGGGGACGAGTTCGAGAGCGCGAAGCAGCGGTTCCGGATCGCGAAGGCGCACACGAAGTTCAGCGTCGCGAAGAACGCGCCCGGCGTGTCGGTCGGCCAGCACTCGACCGCCTCGCCGGAGAGCCCGAAGTTCGAGTGCCAGTACCCGGCGCACTTCTACGGCGGCATCACCGCCCTCTCCCACGCGCACATCCTCGAGATGTTGGGGGTACAGACAGGGGTGACGGGCTTTCCGTCCGGTGTTCCGCAGGGATGGAAGGACGTTGCCATTACGTTCCCGATCCCGTACAAACAGCCGCCGCTGATATTGATTTTCCCGCAGACCGGCAACATCACGGCGGCGAACGTGGGGAGCAATCTGCTGGTGCTATTGCAAGACACGCTGACGGCGACCGGGTTTACCGTGCGCTGGTACAACGACACCACGGCTACGCGGTACCCGGGGGCGCGCTGGATCGCGATAGGCGAGCTCGACAACTGATCCGCCCCGCGAGAGCAAAAGGAGGGAGACACATGGCGAAGCTAAACATCAATGCGTTTGTAGCGTTTCTCGGGGAGTGCGCCGCCCGCAAGGACGGATACATCATGGGGACGATCGGGCAGGACCCGAAGAAGCTGCCCGCCTGGTATTTCGACCAATACGGCGGCGAGCAGAAGAAGAAGGCGCTATTTTGGCGCGACAATTGCGAGCGCGTGTTCGACTGTCAGGGGATGGCAGAGGGCCACATCAACGACGTCACC